TCTAAGGGTAAACCAGCAACAGTTGCCTCTACGCCAAAGTCTGTGGCGAAAAAGAAAGACAAGTTCATTGCCGTTGACGAAACCCAAGTCAAAGTCGATATTGTCAAACAACTCACTGAGTTCTTCAAGATTCAAGAGCAATTAGAAGCGCACATAAGGGAAGAAGAAGAAAAGTCAAAGAACGTCTATGACCCTAACCAGAACCACATGGAGGCTGCACTCAAGAGGGTGATGGCACAACAGCAGATGGCTGAGTTAGTGGTGCAGATCAGGGAATGTATGGTGTACCAGAGTCCTCCTGAGATGGGCGCACTGTACTCAGAGGTATTTGCAATGAGAGAGACAATTCAAGAGGAGCAAACTCAGGCAAGGTTAAAGCAAGAGGCAATAAAGAGGCAGGAACTATGGCAACGCAAGGAGGAAGAAAGAAACTTCCAGCTAAAACTAGCGTACCTAGCAGCGACTACTATATTCCTCCTCTACCTGTGGGCGTGGTTACTGTTCGTAAGTCAGTGGAGGAAGACATAGTGGGATGGATTGCTGCTTGCTTGCTGATTGCCTTGTTGTTGCCTGTCATGGGGTTTCTTTATCTTGACATCTTAGAGGCTAAGAATGAGGTCAAGTCTGAGGTGGAGAAGGTTGAGAAAATGCGGCAAAAGATTGAGCAAAAAGAAAGGGAGAAAAGCAAATGAGAATATTATTCTTGATGGCGTTGGTACTGTTGACGGGCTGTGAAGACCGCTTTCGCTATAGTTGCCAAGACCCTAAGAACTGGGAAAATGCTGAGTGCAAGCCCCCTATTTGCACAGCTACAGGCACTTGCCCTGAAATGTTAGTTAAACCCGAACAGGAGAAAAAGTAATGCCAACAATCGTGATGAACAAAAATAGTCGTATGACTGCTGACGATATTGAAGCTAGGGTATGGGCTTTTGTGATTGTTTGCTTGATGCTGATTCTGCTTGGATCGGTAGCCATGTTTCTCTATGCTTTGACCTACGTCACTCAGCCTATGGCTGGTATGGCTCCCATTGACAAGGTGTATACACAACAGATTTCCACCATTATGGTGTTTATCACGGGTGTTTTGGGTGGTGTTGCTGGCAGGTCTGGTGTTAAAGCAATAGCAACTGCTACAGCAAAGGCAGAGGCTGTTGACAATGATGAACCCCCAAAGCCATGAGCCTGTTTAACCCCTGGGTACTTTTAGGCATCTTTTTGGCGGTAGCGAGTTCATTTGGCACTGGTTATCTCAAGGGAACAAATGACGAGAATGATCGTCAAAAACTTGAGATTGCTGCGCTTAATGAGGACGCAAGGCAAAAGGAGCAAGTCCTTGTTACTGCTGTTCAGAACCAATCTTTAAAACTCCAAAAGGCAAATCAAAATGCTAAACTTTTACAGCAAAAGCGCAATAGTGACATTGACAGTGGTGCTTTGCGGTTGCGGGTCGCTGTCAAAGCCTCCGAGTGCGCCGTACAAGCCTCCTCAGATGCCCCCGTTACCAGCGGAGATAACTCAGGAAGTGCATCAGCCGAACTTGACGGAGAGACTTCTAAAGCTCTTATCGCCATCACAGACGAAGGAGATGCCGCCATCAGAAAACTCGCAACCTGTGTCTCCCTCTACAACGAAGCCCTCCAAACCTTGAAAGTCAAACCATGAACTTATCTGCCAACTTCACCCTGAAAGAACTAACCAAGTCAGACACTGCCACTCGTTTGGGTCTGGACAACACGCCTGATGAAGCAACCATTGAGAACCTCAAAGCATTGTGTGAGAACGTCCTACAGCCTGTTAGAGAGCATTTCGGCAAGTCTGTTACCGTGAACTCAGGTTATCGCTCTCCAGAGTCTAATGCGGCTGTTGGTGGCTCTAAAACATCAGACCATTGCAAGGGTCAGGCTGCTGACATTGAGATAGCTGGTATTGCTAATGCTGATCTGGCTCAGTGGGTAATGGATAACTTGGACTACACACAGCTTATTCTAGAGTTCTACACTCAGGGTATACCCGATAGTGGATGGGTTCATGTTAGCTATGACCCCAACAACCTGAAGAATCAAGAGTTGACTGCTGTCAAGGTTGCGGGGAAGACTCAGTATTTGAACGGTCTACACGCCTAATCGTCAAAGAAGTGGAGGAAGACCCATATTCCAAGTATGAAGACTCCTCCACCAATTGACAAAAGGAAAAGCAGGGACAGGATATTTGCAATCATCTTGGTTCTCCGATCATGTGTTTAGTGTTAAACAAGTCCTTGTATTCAGGGTATTTTGCTTTCCAGAGTCTTGCATAAAAAGCAATGTAATCGTTACTAATCTTGAAGTCTGAACCAGTAGTGACTATGGTGACTTCCCACCTAATTCTGTTGATTATCAGCCAATGACTGACTTTTGTTCGCCCCATTCTTACGGCTTCTAAGGCAAACATTTCAAAGTATTCCCAAACATGGGGATTCTCTTTATGCCAATTCCACCATATCTGCTTACGTTCTACAAAACTTAAAGTCATATCAACTCCTATCAAAGTTAGTGGGTACTCACTTACGCTTTCCCCATTAAGTTACATCAAAAAGGGATTTGATCGTCCATGTCCTCAATCTTGCCTTTAGGCTGGCTTGTTTGTTCCTCTTTAGGTTTTTTAGGGTTGACTGCTAATCCCATGAACTTGTTGTTCTTTCCCTCTTTAATCCATGCTGATAGCCAGAAGTCCTGTCCATCCACACGAATGTTGCCTTTATAGTCCGGATCATTAAATTTTTCTTTCTTGTCGTTCTTAAACAATACACCTGAGTTATCACGCTGTTGTTCCATTAGAAGTCTCCTTCTTCAATTTGTTGTTCTAATTTTTCTATAAGTTGCAACAAGACTGATTGCCTCATATCGCCTTTGACTTCTTTTTTTAAGGCTTGCAGACAATCTGTATGACTGAGTTCATTTGTTTTGACATTTTGTTCCATATTTACACCTTGATTTCATTGAGTTTTTTAACCTTGTCGTCCACTTCAGCCAAGAAGCAGATAACCTCACTTTCGAGTTCTGCAATATAAATATCATTGCGCTCGATCCTTTTGACAAACAGTTGTAAGTGCGATGGCATTCGTGGGTCGAAACTCACAAAGTCGCACCAACTTCTGTTTGCACAAACCATTTGCCACTGCATTTGGTCGTAATACTTCTTTGCTGGCTCGTCACCCAAAAGGGTTTCAATGTGTGTGGCCGTGTTCGGACACTTGATCTCCAAGCATCCATCATCACCCACAAGGCCATCAGGAGAGGCAGCAGACATGGCAATCCTTGGATGGTCAATAGCACCTACCTGATCGACCATATTGCCTGTTTTAGCCTCGTATGCAGCACGAGCAAATTCCTCGTTCTCAACACCCCATTCCATAGCTGCATTGCTGTAGGACTCTGCCACTTGGTTAGTCATGCGCTCGACTACCAGTTGTGCCATGTAGTTTGCTCTGCTTGTGCTGTAGCCTGACTTAGTTTTGGCAACAATGTCTGAGATACGAGATGCTGTAGCTTTGCCACAACGCTGTGCAAACCATTCAGGTGAACCTTGTTCAATATCACTCATTTGTGTACTCCAATGCTTGCAGTTTGTTGATGCGCTCGTTGATTTCAGTCACGGTCTTTTGATACTCAGCCATGACATTTTGCTTTTGTTTTTCTAAAGCAGCAATTTTCTGCGACCGTGGGTCATAGTCATCAGGTACGTCAATTTCAATTTCTTGTTCGCCTACATAGGTACGAAAAGAGTCGTCATTAGCCTTAAAACTAAGAACTTCATACCTGCCATTTACTTCAAAATCGTATTTAAGATAGTGAATGTGTGCGATTGTTTTGACTTTCATTTCAATGCTCCTTTACGCTTTTCTTTTGCATCAATTACTTTCTTTAGCCAGCCTTTATCACCATCGCAAGCAGCGTAAGCATAGCCATATACATCTTTTAATTCCTCAAGTGTGGATGCCGTATCAATTGCTGCCAAGTGGTCGATCATCACGTTTACATCAATGTCTGAACCCGCACCCTCTGGCAAGTCTTCACCCGCATAGATGTACAACGAGAGTCCATGTAAAGCCAACGCCTTAGTCATGCAGCGCATGATGGAAGTGTTGACTGCAAAAGCATCAGGATTTTCAATTGCTTTATTAAGATGGTTCATTACTGGAAGTTGGCAAGTCATTGGTTTGCCAAACATTGTGACTGTTACGAACACCATTGCAGTGCCGTTTATTTCCATAAAACATTTGCCATCAAACATTTCAGTCTTGTAAGAGGCATCAGGGTCTGCTTTCAGTGCTTCAGCCCACGCCCACGCCCAAGACAAATAACTCAATTTACCTTTCTTCTCAATATGTTCATTGACATTCTTACTGAGAAGACTTAACACCTGTTCTTGATTCATCATTTAACTCCTGTTATTTATTGAACTCTACGAATTTGTTTAACCACTTCTTCTTTCTTACTCTCTTTAACTCCTTTCTTTTCAAACTTCTTCCATGTTGCTGACACATCTGTCAGGGCTGAGTTCACATACCCAAATTCAGGGTCAGTGATTAGTTTGGATGGCATAACCACCCGTTGTACCTTTGGCTGTTGCTTGACTCTTTTAGCCGCCTTTTGCCGCAATTTCTGACGCTCGTTGATGCTGAGTGTCGGTATCCAAATCTCGAAATAAGATAAAAAACGAATCATCGCAGCATGGGCTTTTCGGGCTATGCGGTTTAACGCAGAATGCACAGTAGTATTCATTTGAATGTTCCTCAATAATACGATCAAGGTTGAGCTTAGTCTTCATTAGTGACCTCGCCTTTGGAGTAGGGGTTGATTTTAACTTTTACCTTGCAGTCTTCCAAGGCTTCCTGCTGGCGTTCAATACGATAACAACGCCATAGGTTTAATTCTTCTTCCTCGTCTACCCAAGGGGTCAGAGGTAAGTCGTTAGCGACTTGTGCAAGACGCTGTGCTTTTAATTCGACTCTGGCTCTCACCATGTCGGCAACATCAGACCAAGCGTTTGACTGTATTGCTTCTACGATAGCCTGACTATCGCATATCGCATCTGCAACATCTTCTGAACTCATGTCTTGCAGTGCCATCCAAGTATCTCGTTTCAAATCAATCATCATTTACTCCTGTTAAAAACCTGTCAATGCGTGTATTCTGTCAGACACTATCATGATTGATATAGGGAATTTCCCTAATTCTTCATTCCTTGAACGTAAACACACAAACTGTCTAGCGTATCTTTGCCAAAACCTGTCATCTTCTGAATTTCAACAGTGACTTCATCAATTACTCCGTTTCTTAGCTGGTCATAGAACTGCTGTTGAGTCTTGGCTCGCCTTTGCATTTCTTCATCAAACGATTTCTTAACCCTGTTCATGCTCTCAACATGGTTATATGTTTCGTCATTTGATGTTGGTCTGTTGAATTCACTCATCGTCATAGCTTTCCTCAAGAGTCTTTTCTTCAAGATAAAAGAACGAGTTGCAACCACGACAGTGGTAAGACCCCTCATCTTCAAATAATGTACCGCCGCAGCCCAGTAACGGGCATTTTTCACGGCTTTCATCTGCAAATAATGGTTTGTAACGTAACGTCATGGGACACCTTTCAAGTTGTTGAGTGTGTAGTGTATGACATAATATGTTATGTCTGACACTAGGATATTCCCTTATTGTGTAATGTTAGACACAAGCAACAATTCGTTACTTTTAACCAACAGACAACAAAATGCCAAGACCGCCATCAGAACTAACGGGCAGCAATATGCAGATTGCAGTCAGGGTAAGTAAGTCCCTGAGAGAGGAATTTCACAATATGGGAGGGGCAATATGGTTGCGGAAACTGCTTGCCGCTTCGATTGAGCAGCGCAAGAAAAGAGAATCTGATTTTGATAAAAAAAAATAGTTTGACGCAAATTGTTTTCTATGTATAATTTGCATCGTCTGGAGTGGTATCTAGACGATGAATCGACAGAGAACCCCGCAGAGTACTGTGTGGTCTTGCAAGGTGGCAAGCGTGACTTTTGTCGATTCAATCGTTTAGCTGCTGCTCAAACCAAGAGCCAAGACCACAGAGCATTTTGCGGGGTTTTTGCTTTTGCAGACCGTACTCCACACGATAGTAGTGAGTCTGCATGGACTGCTTGGAAGAAAACACCGCACTCTGATACACCCCAGAGCAAAAGGCGACCAGCGTTGATTTGGCGACTGGTAAAGCATTTGGTACACGGTGGTAAACAAGGCCAAATGTATAAGCGAACAAATCCGTCAAGCGCACTTGGGGCTTCTTTGTTTTTTCTAGTTGATAGGAGTTGATAATGAATACAGATAAGTCTGGAGCAGGTAGGATAGAAACGAGTCTATCCACCCTTGGAGAACCTATGTCTGAAAGTAAACCGATGTTTGATGACTTCTGGAAAATGTGGCCTAACACTCCAAGAAAAGGGGCAAAGGCTAAATGTAAACAAGTGTGGGTAAAGTCTTATTGCGACACTCAAGCAGATCAAATCCTTAAACACCTTGCATGGATGAAAACAACAGAGCAATGGCTGAAAGCAAACGGTGCTTTTATTCCTGCCCCTTTGGTTTACTTGAACCAACAGCGATGGGACGGCGCAGAAGTGCCTGAGATGCAGTCAAAACCACAAATTGACCCTGCCTTAGCCAAACTGGAGCAAGACCGCCAAAAAGCCGTTTCTATGCCTGACCATATCAGGGAAAGATTAGCAGCACTTAGGGGTAGACAATGACAAGAGAACAAGCAAACGAACTACTTGACAAACAAAAAGATGGAATCGTCAGACAATCCCTCATCAAAGTCACAGAAGCCCTTTGGCAGACCGGAGACATTGCAAGCCCACTACCAATCCACGCTCGACCATTTGATAACGATGGCATCAACGAGTGGCTGGAAAGCCTATGCGTGGCACAGGGCAAAGGAACTGGAGAATCACTATCTAGGGATTTATCAGGGAATCAGTCAGGAATTGATAGCCAAAATGAAAGCAAACAATGAATCCGTTTCTGATAAATGAACCTACTTGCATCAGTTTTTCAGGTGGTAGGACTTCCGCTTATATGCTTTATCGTATATTGGAAGCCAACAATATGACTTTACCGTCTGAAGCAATTGTTTGTTTTGCCAATACAGGCAAGGAAGAAGAAGCCACTTTGCAGTTTGTCCATGATTGCGAGAAGAATTGGGGTGTTGAGATTCATTGGCTAGAGTACAAATACGAGGAAGTACCTGCTAATAGGTGGAGAAGGGTGACTTTTGAGACGGCTTCTCGTGAAGGTGAGCCCTTTTTTGAACTGATTGACAAAAACGGTTCGCCATACCTGCCTAATCCTGTTGCCAGAATATGCACTGCCAAGCTCAAGATCAGGGTGATTAACCACTATTTGAAGTCAATCGGTTGGCATCATGACGAAAACTCTGATTGGGTTGGTATAAGGGCTGATGAAATGCGTAGAGCAGCCAAAATGGACAGAAGCCGCACACCACTAGTAACGGCAGGAGTCACCAAGCAGACAGTTGGAGAGTTTTGGAGAAACCAGTCTTTTGACTTGGGTCTGCCAAACATGAATGGAGTCACAATGCACGGCAATTGTGATTTGTGTTTCCTAAAGCCAACGCATCAGATCATGTCACTGATTGCTGAAAAGCCTGAAAGGGCATTATGGTGGATGAAAATGGAGGCACACGCTAATTCGTCAAACAAAACATATGGCGATGGAGCAAAATTCAGAAAAGATAGGCCAAGTTACAAGGAAATGTATGATTTTGCACTGCAACAAACAGATATGTTTGGAAATATTGACCCCAACGAAGAAGCAATCCCTTGTTTCTGCGGAGACTAAGTCTATGATTTACAAACAAAAATCTAAAAATGGGCAATATATAAGCTCACCCGCTGAAATATTTGAACGTCATTGCATTAAAGGTGCAATCAATGAATGCTGGTTATGGGGTGCTTACATTACACCAAATGGCTATGGTCAAACCAGAATAGGCGGCAGAGGCAGTAAGGCATTACAAGCTCATAGATTGAGTTGGATGGTCAATGTAGGTGAAATCCCTAATGGAATGCACGTTTTACATAAATGCGATAACAGGCCATGCTGCAATCCAAATCATTTGTTTTTGGGAACAAATACGGACAATATCATGGACAGGGTTAGCAAAAACAGGTCAAACAGATGGATAAAAGACGCACCCAGAGAAAAACATCCAAGAACAAAAATTATGGGAGAACAAATACAAGCAATGCTTAAATTAAGACAAGAAAAAACAAAAGTCGTTGATATTGCTAAACAATTTGACATTTCAAAAGAACATTGCAGTAGGTTAATTACATCTGCACAAAAAGGGGAATTATCTTGGTGTTCATAGGTGTAGACCCAGGTTCTGTTTCAGGCGCATTAGGTGCAGTCGATCATGATGGGAATTACCTAGAAGCATTTAACATTGAACATCAGGACAAGCACATTCTGGCACTGGTTTTCAAGAGTCGGATTCTATCCATTGTTGACCCAAAGGTAGGGGCTGAAATCTGTATGGAACAGGTGCATAGTATGCCTAATCAAGGAGTGAGTAGTACTTTTGCATTCGGTAGGGCTGTAGGTGTTATTTCAGCCGTTTGTGAGTTAACCCGATACCCTGTTCACCTAGTCACTCCACAACGCTGGAAAAAGCATTTCCACCTATCAGCCGATAAAAACGAGTCGCTGGACATGGCACGTTATTACTGGCCTGAAGCCAAGCTAAAGCTAAAGAAGGACGGGAATAAGGCAGAAGCCCTACTAATCGCAGAATATTTAAGGCACGAGCTACATGGCATACAAAAAGCACCCAAATAACATTTATCTAACTTTGACAAGTGATGAAATGTTGATTCTGAAAACATTAGGTAATGGTAGGGATCAAGTCGGTGCAAGGGTTGCCCTACAGTGGGCTAGTCACTTTTACAATTTAGGGTTAAAACCTGATTTTGATATCAACTGCATAGGCCTATGCTTGTTGGCTGACAATGACCTAGATTAAACGGGTTTAAAAGTGCCTAGAATCGATTTTTTATGCATGGTCTATATTAGGGTAGCATGAACAATAAAAATGCCTATAAACGGCTAAAATTGAAAAGTACTCACTAACCTAATAGGCAATAAAAAACCGGCCTAAGCCGGTTATAAGTTACTTCTTTAATATAATTTTTAGTAATAAGGCAATGGCTGCATATATCATGTTAAGACCGTTTCAATTGATCGAATGCAGGAATTATGCAAAGCTTGATTCGCTGGGGACAATCTTTTATCATGGTCAACGGGTAATTTGACGTAATAGTCTACAAAACGATCATTCTCTGCTAACAGATAATGGCTGATAACCGGGCTATTTCCCCGAAAAAGTACCCTAGGGAAAAGCTTTTTAACTTTATTTTGGGCTTTTCTGAGGCTATCAGCTTCGACAATTGCAGCCATATAGGGTATCTGCTCCGGAAAATCTCCATACCCGTAGATTGACGTATTTTCCGAATAGTGTTGGTGCTGGATAAAAAAGTACTTCATGGTTAACCCCTAAATGCAAGTAAAAAGCCGATATAAGCCCACACCGATATGCAAAGTATGGTTTGAATTATGGGAATAATGTAATTTTTCATAATTACGCTCCCAAAGCTTTTAATTCGGCTTTTAATGCTTTAGCCCGTTCACCCCTAAAGCTTGAAGCATTAGACAAAAAATAAAGAATGATTGATCTGGCATTGTCAAACCCATATTTATCATTAATGGAATTTAATTCCATCATTGCATCGAGATAAGGTTTAGCAGCGTAATTAACTTTAACCCATTCTTTGCGAATATCTAGGGCAATGGATCGGATAGAACGATTTTCAATTGTCATGTGAACACCTATAAAAAATTGATTAATGGAAAACCCTAGGATTGTGAAAACCTAGGCCATAAACCCCTAAATTTAAGGGTTTACAGTCTATGCTTTTATGCTGCTTTAAGAATTTGAATAACTTTTTGCATTTTTTGGCCATGGGCTGGGTATGCGATAACTTTAACTTTTTTGTCCCAGCATGCCCGGCAACCGGAACATTTCCCGGCATTCTCATATGCCCGGCATAACGTCATACCCTTAGTATGCTGAGTAGAATCGGCAACTATTACCGATCCATGCAAACCCTTAGTAAATTGACCATTAACCGAATCACTGCTAAACCGTACCGATACATTCGGCAAAGCAGCCATATTTTGCAGCACAATAGAAAACTTCGGGAATTTATGCATGCGAGTAGGTAACCAATGCTTGCACCATGGTGTCATTCTCATTATTTCAAGCATTTTCTCTGCTAAACCTAGGGTATACATATCTCCCGAATCAAACCACCTAAAATATCTATCATTTTGCAAAGCTTCGACCATATCGCTAACCCAGCCCATACGTTGCCAGTCACTTTGATTTGAGATTCTAGGGGCTTTTACATTCGGATAACGATAATTCCCGGTTGTCGCATAGCAGCCTTTACATGCGTCAACTAATACACCGGGTGAAGCAATAGACCCCGGACATGTGTCCAATGCTTGTAAAGACCATGATCGGATACCGTCAAGCTTTGACGTTACAGAGATTTTTATCATGCTACGCTCCCGGCTTGCAAGTAGCAGCGTAATGCACGATATGTATCGTATGATCGAATCGGGCTACGGTTATTCGTATGTTTAGGGGTTAAATCGATTTTAAGGCCGATAGAATCGCATGCACTGAAAAGTAGACCTAAATCACAATCTTCCTCTAAATATGCCGAATTCCCCCGGATATAAGAGTAATGAGAGATTTTATTATGGATACCTAGGGCTATAAGGGTTTGAAGCTTAACTGATACCCAGCCATGCCCTGGATCGGTAAAGTAATTTAATTTGAGATTTTTCATGATATTTACACCTATTGAGAGTTTATGAAAATATGGAATTTTTCGTATTCCATACTATATATCATGAGAGAATCATGCCAGTCTATGTAACCCGTTGATCTATATAGTATACGGAAAACCCTATGAATTGCAAAGTATTAATAATGATATAACTATTCTATGTTAATGATTTAATTGATAGATTTAAAAGTTATTAAGATTAGTCCCTAGGAAATGGTACATCACCACTACATGCGAATGCGAATGATTCTCATTTAGATTAGTCCTACGTTAGTGCTTACTAACTTCTAAATAAGAATGATTCTCATTTGCATCTACCTGTTAGTTAGTGCTCGCTTACAGCGAGACTTGCGAAGCAAGTGCTTACTTGTAAGTGTGTGCTTACTTCGATAGGGGGGAGGGGTGGTGGTGTGTGTGTAATATTTGTGGGAGCCTCCTCTCCACAAGTTAAGCCAATCTTAGTGTTTGACAACAACAAAGCTATTTGGATTAGGGGAGAAGACGAATAGGAGTATTCACCCGTGAGTGGGTGTAATCCTTTTTAAAGGAGAGCCTCTCGTTTATGCTAAGTTAGTGATGACTGTCAGATCAATCACTCCACGCTACTAGCCCCGTTCAAGTCTGTTGCTTTACTTGAGAACTACATGGTTCACTACGTTTATCCTACTTGGTCGGCTCAACCGCATAGAGGGGTGGGTGATGCCCCCGTTTGTCTCCACTATACAAGAATCTGATTCTCGTGTAAAGTGTGTACTAACTTCCAAGAAGTGTGTGGATTGCCTCTAAAACTACAGAGGGCGCAACAGTCCATACTCTTGTTGGTGGAAACGGTTTAGCTCCGTGGGGCTTTGGTTTGTTGTTGAATTGAACCCAATCCTGCTTCATGGAAGCCACCAACAACTTCTTCCCACAACTGGATAAAAGATGAACGTGATAGATAGCTTCAAGAAAACAAGGGGTAGGCCAAAGGGTTCTGGCACTATGACCTTGAAGAAGTATGCTGATAACCCTCAAGCCCTTACCCTCCCTAAGACTGAACAACAACAAGTCAGAGAACTCAAAGACCTGTTAATCAAGAGTGCAGGTGCTAATGTTGTCCACAAGGCAGTTGAGATTGCCATGAATGACGAACACCCTGCTCAAATGGCTGCCATCAAACTCTGTATGGACAGAATGCTTCCTGTTTCCTTGTTCGAGAAAGAAGGAAAACAGAGGTCAGCAGTTAACATAACTATTTCTGGTATTGGTGGTGTAGTCATAGGGGATAACCCTATAGATGCTGAAGACATAGAAAGTAAAGATGTCTGACCTTAACTTCAGTCTCCTCCCTTGGCAACAAGAAGTCTTTGCTGATAAAACAAGGTTCAAAGTCATTGCTGCTGGACGGCGTTGCGGTAAGTCCCGCCTGTCAGCCATCACCCTGTTGATAGAGGGCTTGCAGTGTACTGCTGGTTCTGCTGTACTCTATGTTGCGCCTACCAATGGTCAGGCACGACAGATTATTTGGGATGTGTTGATGGAGTTGGGGCGTGAAGTCATTCAGGCTAGCCACATCAATAACATGGACATCACCCTGATAAACGGAGCAAAAATCTATGTCAGAGGCGCAGATCGTCCAGATACTTTGCGAGGAGTGTCTCTCACCTACGCTGTGCTTGACGAGGTTGCCGACATCAAACCAGAAGCATGGGAACAGGTTATTCGTGCGTCTTTGTCTGATAAAAAGGGCAGAGCAATGTTCATCGGCACTCCCAAAGGTCGTAACTTCTTCTATGACATCTTTAAACTTGGAATGTCAGAAGAAGACTCAGATTGGAAGTCGTGGCACTTCACTACCAAAGACAACCCCCTGATAGACCCTGATGAGATTGAGTCTGCCAAGAAAACCCTAAGTTCCTTTGCTTTTAAGCAGGAATACCTTGCCAGTTTTGACAATGCTGGTTCTGACGTTTTTAAAGAAGAATGGATTAAATATGGAGAAGAACCTGAACATGGCTCGTACTACATTGCTGTCGATTTGGCAGGGTTTGAAGAAGTGGCTAGACAAGCTGCCAATTCCAAGAAAAGGCTAGACCAGACTGCCATTGCTGTAGTCAAGGTGACTGATGAGGGCAAATGGTTTGTCAAAGAGATTGTTTACGGTCGGTGGGACATCAGGGAAACTGCGGCTACGATACTGCTGAAGATGCGGGAATACCGTCCTTTGAGCATTGGAATTGAGCGTGGAGCATTAAAAAACGCAGTTTTGCCGTATTTGAGTGACTTAATGCGTAAAAATAATGTATATTCCCACATAGTTGACTTGACGCACGGCAACAGGAAAAAGACTGACAGGATTATCTGGAGTCTCCAAGGACGGTTTGAGCATGGGCGTATTGTGCTGAACTCTGAGGAAGATTGGGATGAATTCAAAGATCAACTCTTGATGTTTCCCGCCCAAGGTGTTCATGATGACTTGCCTGATGCCCTTTCCTACATTGACCAACTGGCTGTAACCTCATACTTTGTTGACGATCAAGAAGATGAGTGGGAGCCTCTAGATATTATTTCGGGGATATAAATGGCAACTGGGTTATTAGGTGGAGTTTTACCCTATATCTACTCTAGAGCAGATGCGTTAAAGCGCACTCTAGGAGATGTTGTATCCAATCCTCTGGCATCCACTGAACAAGTTGTTGAAAATGCAAATGATCAAGCAAGAACATTTAATCAATTAAATGCTTTAGGTTCTCAAGCAATGATGGCTAGAAGTAGAGGATTACAACCTTCTCCAGAACAACTTGCAGCAGAACAAAAATCTTTAGGGATGTATGCTGATGCTTATAATCCAGTTGGAATGCTTGTTGGTAAATCTGCTAAAGGTATGCAAGAACTTATTAATCAAGCTGATTTACTTGCTAAACAAGGAATTCCTGATTACAAAATTACAGAAATAACAGGACTTGAGAGAGTTCCAATGGGTCAAGGGCGTATGCCTGAATGGGGTAAGCAGATTTCTGATGTGGGTGTTGTAATCAAACAAGATGCTTTACAAAGACTAGAAACACCTATACGAAAAAATATAAACTATGGCAGACAAACTCCAGTAGAAAACATAACAGTAGGGGATTTGTTAGACCATCCAGAATTATTTAATGCCTATCCTGAATTAAAAAATATTCCAGCAGAAAAAGTTTCAGGCATGATGTTTGGAACAGAAGCATATTACGACCCAAAAAGCAATATTGTTGGATTAAAAGCATTAAACCCATACTTGATGGACAAAGTTGATAAACAACTTGTAGATTCAACAAGTTATTTATTGCATGAATTACAACACGCTGTGCAAACTATTGAAGGATTTCCTAGAGGTGGGAATACTAAAGAATTTATGAAAAAATCAACCGAACGAGTTGAACAAGAATTAAGAAAAGTCGATGATATATTTGCAACCAAAGCGTCAAATTTGACTAAACTTCAAGTCACATCGAATGATTTAAAAAATATAGTTGATTTCAGTAAAGGAAAAACTCGTTACTTATCTGATAAACAAATAGATGTTTTTTCAAATCCAGACATGGTTGATATTTTTCAAAAATACATGAAATACCAAGGATTGCGTGATAAGGTAAGGGTAAGAGAAAAACAAGTTTTTTCTAATTACAAATCTTTGGCTGGAGAGGCTCAAGCTAGAGCAACTCAAAAGCAATATGAAACTGGAAAAATGACTGTTCCGCTAACAACATATCCTGAAAGTTACGATGTGCCAGTAGAATCACTGATATATCGTGACCCTTTTGGAAGCACAACAAGGTAAGAATATGGCAACAGACAAACAAGTCAAGCTAGAACAAAACGAGTTTTATGAGCCTACTGAGGCTGATAAAGAACTGACCGATTTTGTTACTAGCCACTGCGACAAGTGGCGTGACTACAGAGACACTAACTTTCTCCCTGATTGGCTGGAATACGAGCGTATCTTCCGTGGTCAATGGGCATCTGAAGACAAGACCCGTGAGTCTGAACGCAGCCGTATCGTTACCCCTGCCACTCAACAAGCAGTCGAGACTCGTCATGCTGAGATCATGGAAGCTATATTTGGTCAAGGTGACTTCTTTGACATTGAAGACAACATCCAAGATGTAAACGGCAACCCTATTGATGTTGAGATAATTAAGGCTCAACTCACTGAGGATTTCAAGAAGGACAAAATCAGAAAAGCTATCGACCAGATCGAATTGATGGCTGAAATCTATGGGACAGGCATTGGCGAGATTGTTGTCAAGACTGAAACTGAGTATGTTCCCTCGACTCGACCTATTCCTAATCAGCAGGGTCAGGCAGCTATTGGCGTGATGGAACGGGACAGGATTTCTGTCAAGATCATGCCTGTCAACCCAAAGAACTTCTTGTTTGACCCTAACGGCACAAGCATTGATGACTGTATGGGCGTGGCTATTGAAAAATACGTTTCAATTCATAAGGTTGTGCAGGGTATTGAGCGTGGAATCTACCGTAAGGTGGACATTGGTACTGCCAGTGAAGATACTGACCTTGAGCCTACCCAAGAAGTAAGCCAGTATCAGGATGAAAAGGTTCTTTTGCTCACTTATTACGGGTTAGTTCCCCGCGAATATTTGAACAATATGAAAGAGAACAAAGACATCGTAGAGTTGTTCCCTGAAAACTCAGCGGCAGAAGACTACACCGACATGGTTGAGGCCATTGTTGTGATTGCCAATGATGGAATGCTCTTAAAGGCTGAAGAAAATCCATACATGATGAAAGACAGGCCAGTTCTGTCTTATCAAGACGATACTGTGCCAAACAGGTTGTTAGGCCGTGGTACGGTGGAAAAAGCATTCAATATGCAGAAGGCCATTGATGCTCAGACCCGCAGCCACTTAGATTCACTGGCATTGAGTACCTCTCCCATGATGGCGATGGACGCAACACGCTTGCCCCGTGGTATGAAGTTTGAGGTAAAGCCCGGAAAAGCTATTCTGGTTAATGGTTCTCCTAGCGAGATTCTCTTTCCATTCAAGTTTGGACAGACTGACCCAAACAACCTTGCAACTGCCAAAGACTTTGAGCGAATGTTGCTACAAGCTACAGGAACTCTAGACTCTAACGGCATGATTAGCCAAGCTAGTCGTGATGGTGGCGGTATGTCAATGGCGGTTGCCTCTATCATCAAGAAATACAAGCGTACATTGGTCAATTTCCAAGAAGATTTCCTGATTCCATTCATCAAGAAGGCTGCTTTCAGGTTTATGCAGTTTGATCCAGAGCGTTATCCCTCTGTTGACATGAACTTCATCCCTACTGCAACCCTTGGCATCATTGCCAGAGAGTATGAACAGCAGCAATTTATTGGTTTGTTGCAGACTTTGGGTGCAAATACTCCTGTTTTGCCTATTTTGCTTAAAGGAATCGTTGGAAACAGCAGTTTGTCTAACAGAATGGAGTTGATGGCTAAGTTAGATGAGATGATGCAACCTGATCCACAAGCACAACAGATGCAACAAGCACAACAGCAGTTGGCTATGCAAGCGGCACAGGCAAATATTGCGGTTCAGACTACTCAGGCAGAACAAAATAGGGCTGAAGCACAGAAATTGTCGGTTGAGACTCAGTTAATGCCTCAAGAAGTGCAAGCAAAGATGACTGCAAGCCTGACTAAGAATCTTCCAAACCAAGACGATTTGGCTTCTAAAGAGTTTGACAAGCGGGTTAAGATTGCTGAATTGATGCTGAAAGAGTCTGACATTAAAAACAAGTCTAAGATTGTCGAGTTACAGATGGCTGACAAAATAAATGCTCAGTCTCAGGTAAAACAAGACTTTCTTGAAAAACTGACCAATGGGTTAAAGAATGGCTAACATCAGGGAACTAATTCAAAGTATTGAGGCGAATGACTCATCTTTTGATGAGAAGTTAGACGCTATCAATAAGATGGAAGAAACCTTGGTGGCTATGCGCCAGCAAGAAGAACAAGCCGTTCAAGACAATGTTGACTTGATTGTTGAAGCCATCAAAGTGATGGAAAACAAAGTCACTGCACAACTAGAAGTTGCCAAATCCATAGTCCCTGAAAAGGGGGATAAGGGTGACAAGGGGGAACGTGGCTTAGATGGTCGTCAAGGAATAGATGGTAAGAATGGGTTAGATGGTCGGGATGGTAAAAACGGAATTGATGGCAAGGATGGTGTATCTGTCACTGATGCCAAGATTGACTTTGATGGCTCTTTGGTCATTACTTTGTCAACAGGGCAAGAGATCAATGTTGGTGAGGTGGTTGCGCCTGACTTAGCAGAGAAGATAAAAGTTATCAGCACCATGTCTACCAATGGAGCTGTTGGCATCAAAGATGAAGGCACAAGCATCACAAGTGGCGTAAAAACAATAAATTTTGTTGGTGCAACAGTAACTGCTACAAACTCAGGGGATGATGTAACCGTCAACGTAAGCGCAGGAACTGGAACAGTTACAAGTGTTGGTGTATCAGGTGGAACAACTGGACTGACAACAACTGGAAGTCCAATCACTACAACTGGCACAATTACCTTGGGTGGAACTCTTGCGGTTGCTAATGGAGGAACGGGTACAGCAACACCTAGTTTGGTAGCTGGCACAAACATTACTAGCATTACAGGCACTTGGCCTAATCAAACAATCAATGCAAGTGGCGGTGCTGGCACAGTCACAAGTGTTGCGGCTACCGCTGGAACTGGCATTAGCGTTACTGGTAGCCCAATTACAACCTCTGGCACTCTGACAATTACCAATAGCGCACCTGACCAAACAGTAGTGTTAACTGCTGGCACAGGAATTAGCACAAGTGGTACGTATCCTAACTTTACAGTTACTAACTCTGCTCCAGATCAGACAGTGGCATTGACGGGTGCGGGTACGACTAGCATTACTGGAACATACCCCAACTTCACGATTACTTCCAATGATTCTGCAACTGGCACAGTAACAAGTGTTGCGGCAACAGTCCCATCATTCTTGTCTGTTGCGGGTTCACCAATTACAACAAGTGGCACATTGGCAATTACATTGTCAGGTACTGCTTTGCCCATAGCTAATGGCGGTACTGGTGCTACTACGTTGGCGGGTGCATCTATTGCTACCTACACAGGTACTGAGACATTAACAAACAAGCGGATTGACCCAAGAGTTACTTCAGCCGCATCCGCATCATCTTTAACGCCAAGCGTTGCAACCGCTGATGTTTACGCATACACAGCGTTGGCGGCAGGACTTACCATTAACGCACCAACTGGAACACCTGTTGATGGAGACAAGTTGATATTTAGATTATTAGACAACGGCACAAGCAGAGCATTGACTTGGAATGCAACTTACACAGTCATTGGCGTAACTCTGCCAACAGCAACGACTATCAGTAAGACAACGTATGTGGGTTGTATTTACAACGCTAACAACACACGTTGGGATGTGATCGCAGTAACTACACAGGCATGAACATGAAGATTGACTTTTCTTTTTCATCGCAGTACGGCACATTTTCAGATGCTTTGCATTTGGAAGATGACCATGCGTTTACAGATGCTGAGATTGAAGCAATGAAACAGCAGAGGTTTGATAACTGGATTGCTGTAATTACTGCGCCTCCTGTTGAGGAGGTTTAATGGCTAATAATCGCTATTGGATTCTTGGCACAGGCTCTTGGAGTAGCACCAACACTGCTAACTGGTCAGATACTAGCGGCGGTACTGGTGGTTTCACTGTTCCTACTGCGGCAGACAACGTATTCTTTGACGCAAACAGCAACGTAGGCACAGGTGCATTTACAGTCACTATGGCAAATACGCCAAGGGTCTGTAATGACTTTTTAGCGTCAGGTTTAGATGGAGTAATGACGCTTGCTGGTTCTGCTGGATTAACAGTATCAGGAAGTCTCACATTTCAGGCCACAAATTTTACCCTTACCTACACAGGCACAACCTCATTTAACGCCACGACAACAGGCAAAACTATAACAACAAATGGCGTTGCGTTTGCTGGGAGTGTTAATTGTAATGGTGTTGGTGGAGGCTGGACTCTTGGGAGCGCCTTAACTCTTGCAAGTTCTACTGATTTAACAATAACAAATGGAACTTTTGATACATCTTCGGCAGGAAATTATAGTTTAACAGCCAGAGGAATTAGTTCAAATAACTCAAATACAAGAACAATAAATTTAAATGCCTCTTCAGTTCTTTTATCCGGCGGCTCTCCTGCTTTTAATTTTACTACGATAACGGGGCTTACATTTAATGCTGGCACATCAACAATATCTTTTTCAAGTACTTCTACCACTATTAATAGCGGCGGTTTAACTTATTACAACGTATCTTTTACATCTACGGCTCTTGCAACCCCATCAATAACAGGCGCAAATACATTTAATAATCTATCTATAACTGGTAGAACTACTATTGGTATTGGCGTATTAAGTCTAAGCGCAGGCCAAACAATCAACGGAACATTAACAGTTAGTGCTGGTACTGCTTCTGCATACCGAATGCAGATTTCTTCTGACACTTTTAACACTACTCGTACATTAACCTGTGCGGCAGTATCTTTAACTGATGTTGATTTTCAAGATATAACTATTGCAGGGGCGGCTTCCCCTGCGTCAGGAACAAGACTTGGGGATTGCAAAGGCAATACCAATATTACTTTTCCGGCGGCTAAAACTGTGTTTTATGCATTTACAGGTTCTTCCAATTGGGGCAACCAAGGGTCATGGTCTGCTACGTCAGGTGGTGCATCAGACAATACCATGTTTCCATTAGCACAAGATACTGCTGTATTTCCTGCGGCTACATATCCCGCATCAGGTTCAACAACAACGATAAATGCTAACTACAACATTGGCACAATAGATATGTCGCTCAGAACGTCAAACACTATGACGTTGGCAACAGGAACGACTAGCCCATTCATATATGGTAGCTGGATAAATGGAACAGGAATAACTTTATCAGGAACAAGCACGCTTACTTTTGCAGGACGCACTACACAAACAATCACAAGTTCTGCAATAGCATTTACTCAACCGATAACAATTAATAGTATAAGTGGAACTGTTCAATTACAAGATGCTTTTACAACAGGGACAACAAGAACAACAACACTAACCAATGGCACATTAGACCTTCAGTCATACACACTAAGCACAGGTTTATTCACTGCTTCAAACACAAACACAAGAACAATTGCATTTGGTACAGGTCAAATATCTTGTACTGGTACAGGTGTTGTTTGGAATACGGTAACTGCAACTAATTTAACTACAACAGGGACTCAAGTAGTTAACGTAACAAGTGTTGGCTCTACTGCTATTAATGTAACCCCTGGCTCATTATCAGAAGCAAATTCCATAAGTTTTAATTTTACTGGTGGAACTTATGCTCTGACTTTTTTAGCGAATACGAGTAATTCTGCAAGAAACGTAGATTTCACTGGTTATGCTGGCACACTAGTGGCAACAAACACCGGAGTAATTTATGGCAACCTAACGCTTTCAACAGGAATGACACTGACTGCTTCTGCAAACGCAATGACGTTTGCCGCAACCAGCGGTACTCAACAGATTACCACAAACGCAAAAACAATAGATTTTCCAATTACATTTAATGGAGTTGGTGGAACATATCAATTACAAGACGCATTAACAATGGGTTCTACAAGAACTGCTACGTTAGTAAACGGCACTATTGATCTGTTTGGGAAAACATTTACTGTTGGAACAAGGTTTGTAACCAACACAGGGACAAAGAATTTGACCTTTAATGGTGGCACATTAGTTTGTCCTGACCCCAATGTAAGTGCATTTAACAACGGCGCACCTATTAACTTCACTACCACAGCAGGTACAGGCACTGGCACAATCTCCATGACCGCCGCAACTGCCAAGACGTTTGTTGGCGCTGGTTCTACGTTTAACTGCACACTCAATCAAGGTGGTGCTGGTGCTTTGACCATCACAGGCTCAAACACATTTAGCAACATCACAAACACAACCCAACCAGCATCTATCTTGTTTACGGCGGGGACAACCAGCACATTCAGCAATTTCAGTTTGTCAGGTACGGCAGGGAACTTGATAACCATTGGCTCGGTGACTGCCGCAAGCCACACGCTATCCAAAGCAAGCGGTACTGTAAGTTCAAGCTATTTGTCTATCAGTAGGTCTACAGCCACCGGCGGGGCAACGTGGGAAGCACTTACAGCCAATGGCAACGTAGATGGTGGAAACAATACAGGATGGATATTTGGTGCTGTTGCTCCATCAACAGGCAATTTTTTGGTGTTCTTTTGAGGAATATATGAGTCCAGAACTACAAAAGTACTATGAAGACCGTTTTTCCATGATGTCTATGGACGGCTGGAAAGAATTGACTATTGATATTGACAATATGATAGAGTCACTCAATAATATAAGCGTTATTCCTGATGAAAAGACCTTGATGTTCAAAAAAGGTGAACTTTCCATCTTGACTTGGCTGAAAACCTTGAAAGAGGTCAGCGAACAAGCGTATGAGGAATTGAATGAAAAGAATGTTTGATTTTGCCTGTGAAAACGGGCATAAAACTGAAAGACTTGTTGATTATGAGACAACGAGTTTTCGATGTGAGTGCGGAGAAACAGCCAACCGTACTCTATCTGCTCCTCACTTCAAACTAGAAGGGTGGTCTGGTTCTTTCCCGTCAGAGCATGGGAAGTTCGAGAAAAAACACCTAGATCAGTTGAAGTGGGAGCAAAAGCACAACTCATAAACAGAAATGTCGAGTTGAATGTCCTAGAACCGATGAACGGCAGGAAAAAGGTAAAAATATGTTGATTGACAATGAAGATGAGTCGCTAAGTGAGTTAGATGCAGTTGAGCAAAAGAAGCAACTACCTGAAGTAGCACCACTGACTGAGATGCCTGAAAAATACAGGCAGAAATCTCTTGAAGAAGTGGTCAAAATGCACCAAGAAGCTGAGAAGCTGATTGGAAAGCAAGCGCAGGAAGTTGGGGAAGTGCGAAAGCTGGCAGATGAACTCATAAAGCAAAACCTCTCCTCTAAACAGCAACCTATTGAGAAAGAGCCTGAAGTAGATTTTTTCGAGAATCCACAAGAGGCAGTTCGCAGGACTGTTGACAACCATCCCGATGTACTTGCCGCTAGACAAGCGGGTCAAGACTTCAAAAAGATGCAGATTCAACAAAAGCTGGCGCAAGAGCATCCTGATTTCGGTCAGATTGCTCAAGATGCAGACTTTGTGAATTGGGTGAAATCTTCACCTATTCGCCTTGGTTTGTATGCAAAAGCTGATGGTGAGTTTGATTACGACAGTGCAAACGAATTGTTGAGTACCTATAAACAGTTGCGTGGCGTTAAGACAAGACAGACTAATGAAGCAGGGGAAACTCAGCGCAAGTCTAGCCTTAAAGCAGCGGGTGTTGATGTAGGTGGAAGTGGGGAGTCTGGAAAAAGAGTCTATCGAAGGGCTGATCTAATTCGGCTGAAGATGACTGACCCAGACCGTTATGAAGCGTTAAGCGGAGAAATCATGCAAGCGTATCAAGACGGACGGGTTAGATAATTTAACTTATCGTTTTTTGGAGATTTAACATGGCAACATCATTTTCCCCCAGTAATTCAGTTACGGTAACCACCGCAGATAAATTCATCCCAGAAATTTGGTCAGATGAAATCGTAGCGGCCTACAAGAAAAACTTGGTTCTTGCGAATCTTGTTATGAAAATGTCGTTCAAGGGAAAGAAGGGCGATGTCGTACACATTCCCGCACCTACCCGTGGTTCTGCTTCTGCAAAAGCCGCTGAGACAGCAGTCACTTTGATTGCTGCTACAGAGACAGAAGTTCAAGTGTCAATCAACAAACACTACGAATATTCTCGTTTGATTGAGGACATCGTTGAAGCCCAAGCCTTGAACAGCTTGCGTAACTTCTACACCTCAGACGCTGGTTATTCCTTGGCAAAACAAGTTGATACTGACTTGATTCAGTTGGGTCGTGCGTTCAACGGTGCTACCGTTGGAACAAACGATTACGCTACTGCCACCGCAACCACCAAAGCCTTTGTTGGTGGTGATGGCACAACTGTCTATAACAGTTCAACATCCAATGCCGCCGCATTGACAGATGCCGCCATTCGCAGAACCATTCAGCGTTTGGATGACAACGACACCCCAATGGACGGTCGTTTCTTCATCATTCCCCCATCAAGTCGCAACACTTTGATGGGCTTGGCTCGCTACACCGAACAAGCATTTGTGGGTGATGGAAACGCAATCCGCAATGGTGAAATTGGCAACCTCTACGGTATTCCTGTATTCACAACAAGCAATGCTGACACTGCGGCTGGTAACTCCACCACAGACCGTATTTGCTTGATGGGTCACAAGGATGCAATGGTTCTGGTTGAGCAAATTGCTGTTCGTTCACAAGTCCAGTACAAGCAAGAGTACCTCGCCACACTATTCACTTCCGACACGTTGTATGGGGTGAAGGCAGTTCGTGCGGCGGCTACTGTTGGTGCGGCATTGTCCTCATCTGCCTTTGCTTTGGCAGTTCCAGCCTAATTGCAGTTGTCCCTCCTATCTCTAGAAGTAGGGGTAGGGGGACTTTTTTAACCTAATTAGGAGAAATCAAAATGGCAACAGCAAGTGCAGTTGTAACACGCAGAGGTAATGACAGTTTTCGGGGTTTATTTTCCGATACTTGGTCAGTTGTTTGTACATTAAATGCTGGTTCATTAGTCGATGGTGCTGGTGAAACAGATGATGTAACAGTAGCTGGTGTCGCTTTGGGTGACATGGTTCTTTGTGCATCTTTGGCTGTAGATTTGGTGGGTTTGACAGTTACTGGCTATGTCAGTGCTGCCAATACCGTCAAGTTCCGCATTCAAAACGAGTCAGGTTCTACAGCAGACTTGGCATCAGCCACTATGGATATTATTGTTGTCCGTATGGTGTAAAGATAGGGGGGCTAGTCCCCCCTTTCTCATTTAAAGGGTTTTATGGCTACTTTTCGCTGTCTTCAATCAGGTAACACTGTAACTTTTACATATCAGCATGACATTGACTCAATGAAGGGTCATCAAGGATATGTGAGGATAGACGAGGCAGAAGTAACCACAGAATCTGTAGAATCAGAAACTAGAACAGATACCGCATTTGCGCCTGTAATTCCAACATTTAAGCGTATGGGAAGACCCCGAAAGGTAGCAAATGTCTGAAATAGATGCTCGTGATTTTGGTCGGTTAGAGGCTCAAGTAGAGACTCTACAAGGTCAGGTAACTCAATTGAGTACCGATGTAAAAGCCTTACTTGAACTTGCCAACAAAGGCAAAGGTGGTTTTTGGGTGGGTATGACTATCGCTTCATTCATGGGCGGTGTGATTACCTTTATTGCTGATCGTGTCTGGAAATAAGGAGAACACTATGTACGGAAAAATGATGGGCGGTAAGGCCAAAGAAACTAAGAGTGCTGCCAAGAAAAAAGCAGTGCCTATAACTGTGATGATTGCAGTTGGCAAGCCAAAGGGTATGCCTATGCGTGGTGGCAGAACTGCTACTAACATGATGAAGAAATCTTCACGAGGTAAATAATGTCATCCTTAACTACTCCCGCCACTCTATTGAGTGCTGTTACAGCAACAGGCGCATCTAAAGCTGTTCAGGCTGACGCTGGTCAACCCGCATTCTTGCAAGTTAGTGGTATTACTACTGCAACTGTTGCATTTCAAGGTAGCTTGGATGGAACAACCTTTGCCACAATTGGTACTGCTTTGACTGCTGATGGCATTGTCACCATAGCCAATGCTCCCAATTATTTGAGAGCAAACTGCACTGCTTACACCTCTGGAACTATCACAGCAAAAGTGTTGTATTGACATGAAAAAGACTAAAGCACAAGCCAAGATCAGCAAGGTCATGAAAGAGTTTGGTGCGGGTAAATTGACTTCCAATAAAAAGGTTGTCAAAGACCCAAAGCAAGCAATGGCTATTGCCTTATCTGAGGCTGGTAAGGCTAAGAAGAAATGAAGACCAAATCTAAGGTCAATCAAGCAGGGGTTTACACCAAACCCACCATGCGAAAAGCATTGTTTGAGAAGATTAAGGCAGGGTCATCAGGTGGAGACTCTGGTGAGTGGTCAGCAAGAAAAGCACAACTTTTAGCCAAGGAATACAAGGCTAAAGGTGGTGGGTACAAAACTTAACAAGGAGCAACTCATGCGTATTATTGAAATTAAATCAGCTAAATCATTCAAGCCTTGTGCTGGATGCCCAACCCCAAGCAAGTGCAAGGCAATGGGGAAATGCGCTAAGAAGATGAAATGAAAGACCCACAGCAATCTCTCAAAGATTGGGGTAAGCAGAAGTGGCGTACCAAGAGTGGTAAACCATCGTCTGAGACAGGTGAGAGGTATTTGCCAGAGGCTGCAATCAAGTCTTTGAGTGCTGCTGAGTATGCGGCAACCACTAAAGCCAAGCGCAAGGGTACTGCGGCTGGTAAACAGTTTGTAAAGCAACCAAAGAAGATTGCAAAGAAAACGGCTAGTTACAGATGAGGTAAAAGATGAAATCACCTACTTGGCAAACAAAAGCTGGTCAAAATCCCAAAGGGGGGTTGAATGCCAAGGGCAGAGCATCTTATAATGCGGAAACTGGTGGCAATCTGAAAGCACCAGTAAAGTCGGGGGATAACCCTCGCAGAGCAAGTTTCTTGGCTCGTATGGCTGGTAACAGCGGTGCAGAGTACAAGGATGGTGAACCAACAAGACTGCTTCTTTCGCTTAAGGCATGGGGTGCATCCTCAAAGGCTGACGCAAAGGCAAAAGCTCAAGCTATATCCGCAAGGAACAAGGCAAAAGCAAAATGAGAGCATTATCAGTTGGTATTAGTCCTACAGCGGCAGTAGACACTACAGTCTATACCTGTCCTACTGGCTATTACTCTAAATTTACTGTAATGTATATCCACAATACAGGCGGTTCTACCAAGCACATTACTGTTCAATGGTTTGACGCAAGTGCTAATACAACTCTTGATATATTGACTCAATACGATTTCACATCAAAGACCTATTTGCAGTTTGATGGCAATGCCTACATTGTTTTTGAAGAAGGCGATAAGTTAAAAATAACTACTCAATCTGCAAGCTCATTTAGTTTTATAGCCACATTTGAAGAAGAAGGGTTGACAAGAACATGACCTACCTTGAATTAATCAATGATGTACTCGTAAGGTTGCGTGAGACAACTGTTTCTACGACAACTGAAACATCTTATTCAACCCTGATTGGCAAGTTTGTCAATGATGCAAAGCGTCAGATTGAAGATGCCTTTTCGTGGAACGCATTGGGTCAAACAATCACAGTCACTACTGCTGCATCTACACCAGCTTATTCTTTAACGGGTGCTGGTCAGAAGTTTCAAGTAATGGATGTAATCAACACCACAAGCAATGTTGGCTTGATTAACATCAGCTTTGTGGACATGAACCGCAAGCTAAACTTTACGCCACTGGTCAACTCAATCCCCACTGAATTTGCTTTTGATGGGGTTGATGCCTCATACGACACTAAAGTCAATCTATACCCAATCCCTGATGGTGTATACACAATCAAGTTTGCTTTAACAGTTCCGCAAGCAACACTCTCATCTGGTTCAACAGTTGTACTGGTGAGTGATGTTTTAGTGGCTCAAAATGCTTATGCTAGGGCACTGGTTGAGCGTGGTGAAGATGGTGGTCTGTCTTCATCTGAGGCGTATTTGTTGTACAAATCTATGTTGTCTGACCAGATTGCTTTGGAAGGTACTCGCTACCCTGAAAATCAGGAGTTTGTACCAACATGAGCCAAGCAATTCAAACATATAGCATTTCAGCCCCAGGATTTTACGGGTTGAATACTCAAGACTCGCCTCTTGATTTGAATGCTGGCTTTGCTTTGGTTGCGACAAACTGCATCATTGACCAGTACGGTCGTATTGGTTCACGCAAAGGTTACTCAAGAGTCAATTCTTCTTCTGGAACTCTTGGTGCAAATGATGTAAAAGTCATCCATGAATTAGTGCAAGCTGATGGGACTTTGACTGTTCTATTTGCTGGCAACAACAAATTATTCAAACTTGACGGGTCTAATGCTGTTGTTGAGTTGACTTATGGTGGCGGTGGTACTGCACCAACAATCACGGCAAGCAATTGGCAAGCAGCGTCTTTAAACAACATCACATACTTCTTTCAGTCAGGCTTCAACCCACTGATCTATGACCCTGCTATCAGTACTACAACATTTCGTAGGGTGTCGGAGAAGACGGGTTATGTAGGTACTGTGCCTGATGCCAACATTGCAATTTCTGCTTTTGGTAGATTGTGGGTCGCAACTACAACAACAAATAACTCTACTGTCTTCTTCTCTGACTTGATTGCTGGTCATGTTTGGTCAACAGGTACGTCAGGTTCTTTGAATGTAGACCGTGTTTGGGTCAATGGTGCTGATGAAATTACAGGACTTGCTGCACATAATGGATTTCTGTTTATCTTTGGTAAGCGTCAGATTCTGATTTATCAAGGTGCAACTACGCCAGCTTCAATGCAGTTGAGTGATACTGTTGAGGGCATTGGTTGTATTGCAAGGGATAGCATTCAGACAACCAGCACTGATGTTCTGTTCTTGTCTAATTCTGGTGTTCGGTCTTTGATGAGAACGATTCAGGAGAAGTCTGCACCAGAACGAGACTTGTCTAAGAATATTCGCAATGACTTGATGAGTACTGTAGCTGGTGAGACACTGGCAAACATCAAGTCTATTTATTCTGAAAGAGAAGCGTTTTACCTGTTGGTGACTCCAACCATTGATACTACTTGGTGTTTTGATACCAAGGCATATCTGCCTGATGGCTCTGCAAGGGTTACCGTATGGGACACAATCACGCCTAAGTCGTTTTTATTTCGCAGGGATGGCACGCTTTACATAGGTCAGAACGGGTATATAGGCTTGTATGGAACTTTCCAAGATCATGCAACTGCTTACAGGATGCTTTACTACACCAACCATGCTGATCTTGGTGATCAGAATGTAACTTCTATTTTGAAGAAATTGTCTAATGTCGTTATTGGTGGAACAAATCAAGACGTTACATTTAAGTGGGGATTTGATTTTAAAACAAATTATTTGTCTGAAAACACAGTAATTCCAGAGCAAGATGTTTACTACTATGGCATTGCTGAATATGGTGCTAATGCAACAGTTATTTCCTATTATTCTGATGGCGTTGCATTGCAGACATTGAAAGTTGCAGCGTCTGGATCAGGCAAGGTTGTGCAAACAGGTTATGAATCTGACATTGATGGAACTCCATTGTCAATTCAAAAAATTGAAATTCAAGCCAAAAATGGCAAGATAAGTTAAAGGGGAATATTTTGAGTAATTACACAAAGAGTACCAACTTTGCAACCAAAGATGCTTTGGCTTCTGGCAATGCCTTAAAGATTGTCAAAGGCACTGAGATTGACACTGAGTTCAATAACATTGCTACTGCTGTTGCAACTAAAGCAGATTTGGCCTCTCCCACATTTACAGGTACTCCTACACTTCCTACAGGAACAATAGGAACTACTCAATCTTTAGGTAATAGTACAACTGCTCTTGCCACTACTGCATTTGTTCAAGCGGCATTGTCTGCTTTGTATCCAGTAGGTGCTATTTACATCAATGCAACAAGTTCAACTAATCCTGCAACATCATTAGGATTTGGTACATGGACAGCGTTTGGTGCTGGTCGTGTCATGGTTGGCTTTGATTCAGGGAATGCGCTATTTGATACTGCTGAAGAAACAGGCGGTGCTGCTGATGCAACACTTCCAACTCACAGCCACACTACAGGTACATTAGCCGTTTCAACCACTACAACTTTGACGGGTAATGTTGGTGCTAAGGCAGTTAATGCTGGCGCATCAGGTGTATTTACAGCAACTGGTGCAGGAGTTTTATACGATGGTGGCGGATTTTATGGAGTATCAACTTTCAGTATGGATGCCAACCACAACCACACACTATCAGGGTCAACAGCTACAGATGGTACAAGTGGCACAAATGCAAACTACCAGCCGTACATAACTGTGTTCATGTGGAAACGTACAGCATGAAGCCCAATGATCTTCAATTCGGGATTACCCATCATTTTAGTGATGGACTTTATGCCAAAGAATCGTTCTTTAAGGCAGGAATGTCTGTTCTAAAACATACCCATAACTTCAGCCATTTGTCGATATTGGCTATGGGCAAGGTGGTGGTGTTAAAGGGGGAGGAACTTGAGATTGTTGAAGCTCCTGCTTGTATTGAAATTAAGGCTGGCTTGACGCATGGCGTTAAGGCAATAACAGATTGTGTTTGGTTTTGTATTCATGCCACTGACGAGACAGACCCGTCTAAGGTGGATGAAATTTTGATTAAAGGGGAATAATATGCCATTTACAACAGCGCAATTAGTAATGGGAGGAGCATCGCTATTAGGTGGCTACATGCAAGGGGAGTCCGCAAAAAGTGCAGCAAAGACTTCAGCCGATGCTCAATTACGGGCGGCACAAATTGCAGCGGATGCGGCAAAGTTTCGGCCTGTTGGCATAACTACCAGATACGGTACATCTAACTTTCAGATGAGTCCTGAAGGGTATGTAACTGGGGCTGGTTACGATGTCAGTCCTGAGTTAAGGGCTTACCAAGACCGTCTACAAGCTCTTACAGGCGGTGCATTGACTCAGGCTGAGATGGCGCAGCAACAATACGCTCCACTTCAGCAAGCGGCTGGTGGACTGTTTGGTTTGGGTCAACAGTATCTGCAACAGACTCCTCAACAGGTTGCGGCGCAATATATGCAACAACAGCAGGACTTGCTTGCTCCTAGCCGTGAGAGATCAATGGCTCAATTGCAGAACCAGTTGTATCAACAGGGTCGTGGTGGTTTATCTGTTGGTGCTACAGGTATGCGTCCTAGCGGTGCGGCTGGATTTGGTGCTGCCTCTCCTGAAATGGAAGCGTACTACAACGCTATGGCTCAACAAGATGCTCAGTTGGCTGCTAATGCTCAACAGGCTGGTCAACAGAATGTTGCGTTTGGTACTGGATTGCTTGGTAGTGGTTCTCAGTTGATGAGTCAGTATCAAGCTGGTCAAGTCGGTGCATTAAATCCGTTTACAACGTATTTGGGCGGTGGACAGGAAATTGAATCAATGGGACAACAAGCGTTAACCTTGGGTGCTGGATTGGGTGGTCAAGCGGCTGCTTATGGTGCTAATGCTGGTAGATCATTGCTTGCTGGTGGTATGGGTGCGGCATTGACTCAACAACAAGCTAATTCATACAACCCATTTTCTGAGACTCTCCAAAATCTTGGAGGTAGCTCGCAATTTGGTCAAGGTGTTGCAAACTGGTGGGAGAACAGACCTCAAACAATAAATTACAACCCATCACAAGCAAGTGATTGGAATAGTCTGTATAGCACTCCAGAAAGTGCTTATGGTGGTTCTTGGGGTCAATAAGGAAAAAATCATGGCTGAAACAAACAATATTCAATCAAAACCAGAAGATTTTATTCAAAATGGAATGGAATTTACATATGTATGGAATCCCCGTATAGTAACTGATGAGGGACAAGGTTCTTGGACTATTCAACCTAAAAAAGAACTTGTTTTCACACCAGACCGACTTCAGCCTCGTTTGTTTGATGATTTGTCAACATCAACAAATAGCGGTACAGCACCAGAACCAGAATCAGCACCAGCGACAGCGCCAGCGCCAGCACTAGCATCAGCATCACTATTATCTGGACAGAGTGATCTTTTTCCTAATTTAAAAATTGATTCACAATTTAGTGCGCCAGCATCATCAGCACCAACAAGTGTCTTAGGAATGTTTCCTGAAGTAGAAGCCATGCAACGTGCTTTGTACCAACAAAAGCAAAATGAAGCAATGCAAGCTAGAGCAATGCAATTTGCAAGACTTACTCCTTTTGAAAAGGCTTCATACGGCCTAGCTATGGGTGGTCAACAGTTGGGTGGTGCTATTGGCAGTGCTTTGGGTGGTAAAGACCCACAGTTACAGCAAATCTCAATGCGTAACGCAATCATGAAAAGGCTTGACCCTAGTAATCCTGCTCAACAAATGAAAATTGCACAAGAAATTGCTCAGTACGATCCTGAGTTTGCGATGAGTATTGCTGACAATGCAAGGAAATCAGCAATTCAAATTAAACAAGCAACTACTACAGCAAGACAAGGAATAACTGCCAGCGTGCAACAAGCTGAAAGAATTGCTACAGCAGAAGGTCTTGAGGGCGATGCTTTTGAAACAAGAGTTGCTGAATTATTAAAAGGTACTGATAAGTTGCCAGATAAACAAGCTACTGGTGCAAGAGTTGCTGAAATTACTCGTATCTTAAGCCCTGAAACTGGTGGATTGTTATTGCGACCTAGTGAAAGGGCAGCACTTGAAGCTGAACTTGCAACTTATGAAAGACCAGATAAGCAACTATCTTTTGGAGATCAAAGAGAAGCATATGCAGGGGAAATGTTTGAAAACAAGTCTTTTGCAAACCTTACTCCTAGTCAAAAAGGAGAAGTAAACAAACGAATAGAAGAAACTCGATTAAAAGAGGCTAAAGCCACAGTACCAAGTTCAGGAATAAAAGAATACAAGGATATTCCTAAACTACGATCAGACATAATTGCTACAGTTAAACCATTCAGAGATACTGTTAATGCGGCAGACAACGCATTGATAAATATTGGGCTGTCGATGAACGAGAATAATTTTATTGCGTTTAATGCGGCTCGTGTGCAATTAGCAAAAGCATTAGCTGGTGGAGACTTGAGTCAAAAAGAAATTCAAGCATCTGGTGGCGACCCATCTATTTTAGGTGGTGTTTTTGATCTTGCATCTACAGCAATATCAGCAACTCCATCAATTGATACTCAACAAAAAATCAAAAATACGATTAAAGCTATTCGCAAAGTTGCTTTACAAAAAGGTCGAGCAGAAATAGAAGCCCAAAGAACTCTTGCCAAACGGTCTAATTTTACAGATGAAGATTTTGATTTAGCATCAGATATTCCTGAGTTTAGAAAAAAACCTTCTTTAAAAACCACAGAATCTGATGATGCGTTAGTAAACAAATATCTAACAAAAAAACCTTGAGGTAATTATGGCAACTTATGATGAAGTGATTCAAGCATTGCGTAATGCTGATGCCGCAGGGAATGCAGAAGATGCTCGCAGGTTGGCTGAGATTGCCGCTTCTATGCGTATTATGGAATCTCCAGAAAATGCAAGAGGCGATGTTCCTTTTATATTACAAACAATGGGAGATGAACCTGCTCCTCCAACAATGGGTGAGTATGTAAGGGAAAGTGTTGGAAGAAGTTTATCTAACATTCCTGCACTTATGGCTGAAAGTAGTGCTCTTTATGGCTTAAGTGATGGCGAATTCCCATCTCAATTGCCGCCTCAAGGTACGGCAGGACAAGCCTATACTCAATTCCAAAGAGAATTGGGTTTAAAGCCTGAGATGCGTCCTGCATCGCAACTGCAAAGAGCCGTTGGGACAGTTTCTGGTGCGGTAGCAGACCCATTAAATCTTTTTGGTGGTGCAGGTATTGCCAGACAAGGATTGACCAATGCGGCTCGTGGACTAGGACTCTTTCAAAAAGGCGTAGGCGTACAAACAGCCATTACTGGAGTTAGTGCTTTGGGTGGTGAATATGGTGGCGAGGCAGGGGGACAATATTTTGGGGCTCCCGGTCAGGTAATAGGCTCAGTTGTTGGTTCTCTTTTGTCTGGAGGTGGAACTATCAAAGCAGGTCAAATGCTTGGTGATCGTCTATCATTGAGAGATATTGATGTAGAAGATTTAGCAAATGTTGAAGGCGTTTCAAGAGCAAAAGATATTATTGAAAAAGCCATTAAGACAGACCCATTGCTTCAACAAAAATTAGAAAACATACAAAGCAAAATTGAATTTGTTACTGGTAAAAAAGGCGGTGCGGCAATTGCAGGGTTAGATAATCTTGTGTTAAGCAGTACCTTGAAAAAATTAGCCACTGATGATGTGGAATTTGCAACAGAATTAAATAATATTTATTCTGAGCTTAAAACGGCTGTTCGTAAAAAATCACAAGAGTTGTATCCAAGACCTAGCGGTGAAATTCCATCAGGACAGGCAAAGGTTTCTCAAACAGAAACTGACTACAACCAACGAATCACCTTTATTGATAATCAATTAAACAAACTAACAGGACAATTCGACATTGCTGGAGGCACAAAACCAGTAGAGATTGGCACTGCAATTCAAAACTTAGTTATTTCTAAAGAAAAAGCGGCTAGGAATGCTTTGCGACCTGAATACGATTCAGTGTTGACGCAAGCATCTAGTCAGGGTGCATTGTTGCCAGCGCAAGATACTCAGAATTTATTGCGGACAGCAGAAAATTTGTTTCAAAGTGACCCTTGGGCAAAAGAAGCGCCATTATTGAAACTTGTTAGAGAACAATCTTCAAAGTTTAAAGCAATGCGTAGACAAGCAGTGCCAACTGGTGAAGGAACTACTTTGCCAGCTACCACTGCACCAGACCTAACAATGGGCATGGATATAACAAGCCTTGATTCTTTGAAAAGGCGTGTTGCTCAAGATATTAGAGAAGTTCGTGATGCCAATAGACAAGATAAATTGCGTTCATTTCAAACAAAAATTGATGAAGCATTAGACAAAGTACAAAATTCTAACGGAAACATAGTGATTGACTTTAGAGGTGAAAAATTACCTTTTGGTCAAGCAATGACAACACTTGATACTGATTATTACAATAAAGTTGGTATTCCATTTAAAGATGCCGCCGCTATTGAAAAAATTAGTTCTTCTGATTACGCTGAAAAAATCTCTCCGTTGATTGCCTCTAGCCCAACTGCATTAAATCAGTTTTTGCGTGTTGCAGGAGATGAAGGTGTTTCATTAGCAGAAAAATCTGTTATGTCAAAGCTATACAACAAAGCACTTGACAAGAATGGTGTCATTGACCCATTGAAACTGGATAATTTGTTATCTAAAACCAGTACAAATGGTGGTTATATCGACATTCTTGACCAACTTCCTGCGTTAAAACAAAGATTGTCTGACACTGGGCTTAAGGCGCAATATTTATCTTCTGAAAAAATTGCTATTGATGATGCCGCAAGAGATTCGATGAGCAAAGCAGGGCAAAGTTTTTTGAAAGACTATGACATTAGTGGAGTAGATGGCATAGTATCAAAGATGACTGGTGAAACTAGAAAAGGATACCTTAACAAGTTTTTTACTGATCTAAAAAAGCTACCTTCTAATGAACAAAAAAATAGTTTGTTTGCTGTGAAAAATGGTTTAGTTGGTAGTATGTTAAATAGTCCGAATCCTTTTGATTATTTGTCTAAAAACTCTGATGCTTTTATTAGGGTATTTGGAGTAAACGAGTACAAAAATTTGAGTGCACTTGCTGATGTTTCAAGACTGTCTAAAACTCTTGATATTAGTAAATTAAATTTCAGCAAAGTTGCAACAGAACAAGAGTCTGCATTGCAAAGAGCAATGGGTGGCATAGCCCCTCAAAGAATTTCTGGAATTTTGGTAAATCAAATTGCCAGCGTTTTTAATAAAGGGTTTCGCATTCTTTCATTGATTGGTCAAACCAACATAGATAACGCTACGAAAGAAGCACAACGAAAATTATTTTTGGATGACAATGGAGTGGGTGTAATTGTCAACGCATCTACCAAATTCTTTACTAAAAAAGGCGATGAGATTCAATTAAATCGATTAATTAGTCCAGATGATGTGAAAAAAATGGTTACTGCTATTGGCATGGGAGCATTGAGACAAAATTATTTTGGTGTTTCCGCTGCTGCAAGCCCAAGCGAAGTGGTTAGACCACAAGAAGCTGTTGTTGAAGAAGAATAGGGGTTAAAAATTGATCCGATCAGCCTACTCTTTGCCGCCAATGCTTGTGTTGCAGCAATCAGAGAAGGCTGTGACCTTTACAAACAGGTCAAGACTTCCTTTATGGAGGTCAAGTCCACTGTTGACGAAGCTGTTGGCATATATAAGGAAGTTACTGGTTTTTGGAGTAACTTTAGTAACTTCTTTAAGTCTAAGGGTAAACCAGCAACAGTTGCCTCTACGCCAAAGTCTGTGGCGAAAAAGAAGGAAAAGTTCGTTGCCGTTGACGAAACCCAAGTCAAAGTCGATATTGTCAAACAACTCACTGAGTTCTTCAAGATTCAAGAGCAATTAGAAGCGCACATAAGGGAAGAAGAAGAAAAGTCAAAGAACGTCTATGACCC